AGTACTTGAGTTAATGTATATCTTAATCCGTATGCCATTATACTAAACTTATATTTTGTCCTTTAAGATTTGATGCCTTTTGTGCCCTATTTACAGACAAAAGTAAGTCTTGTCCTCTTAACATAAATGTTCCACTTCCACCTCCACCAATCATATCTTTAAGCTTGTCTAAAGGAGCTACTACTTCAGGGTTTGATTTAGCTCCTGGGTATTCACCCATTAAGCCATATGTAGGCCCACTAATAATACCGCCATCTGCAAACTTTCTTGGCATATTTGAATTTTTGCCCCTAGAAAAGCCTCCTTCGGTTGATTTTGCGTTTGTTAAAGTTGATTTCAATGCTGCCCCTGCTGCTACTGCCGCTATACCTGCTGCTATTGCTAATGCTGCTCCTGCTGGAGTAGGATTTTTTAATGCTTCCCAAGCTGCTAATTTAGCAACTCCAAATGCTATTAATTGTTTACCTAATGATTGTAAGGCATCTGCTATTAATGTTCCAAATACATCTATTGCATCTACATTTTCTCCTGCTAAAACCTTACCTATAGATTCGCCTAATGCGTATAAGGAGTTATTGATAAAATCATTAATGGTGCTATTTATTCCGTTTATTGTATCAGTCCATGTAACATTAAAGCTTTTTACTTTATCTTTTGAACCTGCAATTGCAGCATCAACATTAATTAAAGCATCCGCTATTTTATCAAATTGTTCAGCCGTATAACCTCCAGTAGAAGCTAATTCGTATAACTTACTTTTATAATCTTCTAATATTTTAATTCTATCCGTAGATGTTGTTTTGCCACTAGCATTAGCTATTTTTGTAGCTACATCTGATTCTATTTTTAATGCAGTAAGTGAGTTTTGTAAATCTCTATCATTTATTTTATTGGCCGCATCTGATGCCTCTTTATCTCTTCTTTCTTTTTCTTTCGCAGCTTTATCATCATATTCTTTTGCTATATTTAACATATTCTGCCTATATGCAGCATAGTATGTTTCAGAATTAGTATAACCAGCAGCTCTCATTTTTTCAAGTCCATCAGATAATTCTAATCCTGCTTTATATTCTTTTTGTGCTCTTTCATCTAATGTGTTAATATAAGCTTGTGTTTCAGCTTCGTTAGCAATTTTTGCTAATCTAGCTTTTTCTTTTGCTACTTCTTCTGGTGTTTTACCCTTTTTACCACCTTTATTATTTTCTAAACCTATAGATCCTGTTTCGGCAGTTGTATATATCCCTTGTAATCTATTTAATTCTTTGTCTATAGAATCTACAAATGATTTTATAGCATTTTCTTGATCTCTAATCCCACCAACACTAGCATCAATTAAACCTTTTAAATGCTTTGCAGATGATGGAAATTGTTTTACAAAATTTACCGCAGCTTGGACTCTTGCAGTTTTTTGCAATGCTAATTGATAAAGTTCTTCATCTTTTGCAAATTTTTCAGCAGCTAGTTTATTTATTTTACTTGCTACTGCGGTTGCTTTTGCTCTTTCAATTATAGCTGTTTTTACTCCATCAGTAGCGGTTGCTACATCTCCATTAAGTATTTTTTCTTTATCTAAATTTCCAAAATAAGATGGGTACTCATCTTGTAATTTTTTAACTGCGGATAATCTTTTTTGCATTGTAATTTCATGATTACCTGCAATAGATACCAATGCGTTCATTTTAGCTATCTCCTCACCTGCTGAACCCATAGATGATTTAAGAGTATCATTATACTCTTTTTGAGCATCTTTTAATGCGTTTGTGGCATCTTTTACTTTAAATAATCCAGCATCCCATGCAGTAAATAAAGCGATAACCGCTGAGCCAACTAGATATAATGGCCCTGCCATTCCTGCTATACCACCCATTAATGCAGGTAAGTTGTTTTGAATACCTCTAAACCCATAAGGTAAATCTTGAACAACTAATGCAAGGTTTGTCCATTGCATATTTGATTTCTTAACAGAATTACCTGCTGCTGCTGCTGCATTACCTGCTTTTATTTGAGCAGTTGAAAACTGATTAAGACTTGCAGTTGCATTATCAACACTTTGTTTAGTAAACTTTAAATCTAAGTTATTATCCTTTAAATATTGGCTAAGTTTCTTTGCTGATGCAGGAACATTTCCTAGATCAAAGTCAAAGACTATTTTAACCATTTGATTATCTGCCATTATATTATCGGTTTAACTATTTTATATTTTTCTAAAACTTGTTTAAGCTCATCCTCTGTCATTACCCTTTGCTTTACAAAGTTACGAGTATCACAGTCTAATTCAATAAGCTCTTGTGGCTTAACCTTCTTACCCTTTGGTAATTGAATATTGATTAGTAGTGTTGTCTGCCATCTAGTTCTAATCCATTGTTGCTCTTCCTCATGCCTATATCCATACCACACAAAATCTAATTCAGCCATGGTCATCTCCCAAAACAAATGGGGAAGCACTTTGCACTCCCCCATTGTATATCTTTCTATGTCAATCCACTCTAATTTTTTTTTACTCCATCTTTTTTTGTTGACTTAGTTGGCTTATCATCTATACCGCTATTCATGCTTTCTGAAAGTGCTGACATTACATCTTGGAACTTTTGTCCACCCATTCCTCCAATATCATCTATCCAATCACACACTTCCATCTCTGTAAAGCTTGGAGTGATTCCTTGAGAATATAATGGATATTCAGCAGCCGATTTCAGTAAGTTAACAATAGCATCAAGTGAATCTTTGCCACTTAAAGCATCTCCTATGTCAGAAGGCCCTATCCCTTGTAATTGACAGAATCTTTTAAGACTCCAAGTACAAAAACGCATCGGTATCTTCTTTCCATCGGAAAGAGTTAGTTCAAATTGTCCTCTCATATGTTTGGTTTGTTTGGTTTGTTTGCTTAGTTAGTACCGATAGTTAATGCTCCTGTTCCTTTGAAAGAAACTGAGTAAGTAACTGGGTTCTCCATATCAGCGGTTATATCTACACTCTCAATAAATGCTGAACCTGAATAAATAGTATCACCTGTTACTGGAGTTACACCACCAACTGTATCATTATTTACTGTAGTAAATTTAACGGTAACCGCAGTTCTAGCGATTGCTAAATTAGATAATTCAGTTGTGCTTATATAAGTAGCAACTGCACCAGGTACTACTGTAGCTAAACCATCAGTTGTTAAAGACCAAGATTTTTGTCCACCGATTTCATCAGCCCATCCTAAACTTTGTTTAGTAGAAGCATCAGGAGCATCTATTGCAATGCTTAAAGAACATGAAGTCGCAAATGCTATTACTTCAGTTCCAATTAGAACTACTAATGAAGTTCCGTTAAATACACTTGTTGTTGCCATTTTATTTTATTTTTCTTTTATGTTAATTGATTCACGAAATGATCCATTGTTATTACCCTTCTAAACACATATGCCTCATCCACATAGTCAAAGGTAGCAATATTACTACCAATCTTACAAGTCACTATTTTAAAGTCAGGTGCAGTATTAGGATAACTTGGTGGTCTAACACCTACTATTCCTAATAACTCATTTGCATAAGTATCAACAGTTTTCTGCCCTACTTCTCCTGCTTTAAAAGTCCTATAAACTATGTCAAATTGGATAGTAACATTATAAGCAAAGCTTTGTTTATTACTATTGTCCACTTGTGTCTGACTACTGATAATCAAATAAGGTGGTTCTACTGTGTCAGGTGCTATGGTATCATAGGCAGCTAATGAGTAGGAGGCCGAGATAAACTTATCGTAATAAGCTTTCCTTAATGTATATCCGCAGTCCTTCATTTTGGTACAAATTTAATGAAATATATTTATATCTTAACAGACTTCAATTTCTTAATCATAGATGTAAAGACTTCGCTATAAGCACTAAACATATATGGTCTATGAGGAACTCCCAATAAAGCTCTTTTTCTTCTTTTAAAACTAGCAGCATATTCTTCTAAGTCGCCCATATTTACATTTGGATAAACAGGTATCTGAAAACTATCCCCTGTTCCAAACTCTACATAAGCAGCATATTTAACATTAAGATTACCTGCACTTACACTTGCTCCCTTACCTGGCTGATATTTACTATGTCTAATAGAGTTCTTTAAGGCATTTGTTTTTACAGGCACTACTTGTTTTGCCTTGGCTGCAATTTCTATAACTGCCGCATCAATAATAAGCTTAGACTCTTCCATCATCTTTTGAGGATATGCCTCAAGCCTCTTGATTATCGCATCAGCACCATATATCTTTACACCAAACTTTGCCATTACTTAAGTGTTGCACAGCCTATTAAATAATATTGATTCAAGTCAGCTTCGTTTATAATAGAGTTAATCATATAAGTCCTTGACTTCCAAGTTATTACAAGAGCATTAGTAAATGTCTTGCCTGTTGTATATCTGATCCTAAATGTAACTCCATCATTAATACTATCCCTACCTGTTATATTAGTCCTACTATTGGTATTATTGACCAATTCAGCCCAACAAACATAGTATGATACCAAAGTATTCACAAAGCCTCCTGCACTATCAGAAACGCTTGTTTTAGTATTAAATGTAATCCTATTTCTTAATTGTCCTATCATTAGAAGATAATACTTACCCTTTTGTAAGGTTTCATTAATTCGTAAGCCGTTGTTAAGTTAGCTGAAGGCTTAGAGCTTTCAACACTTGATTCTCTGTACTCATATAAATCACCTACCATCTTCAACAAGGCCGTTTTCATAGACTCTGGAGTAGTGGCATATCCACAAGTATAAGTGAATCTAAAGTCACTCATAAGAGGTGAATTAAAATAAACCTTTTTGTAGGTATCACCTATAACTCTATAATCCCCAAGTACCATTGCTACCCATGCAGCACCATCCCAATATTCTACCAATGTAATACTGTTTATAGGAGCATAAGGAAGCTCAATAAACTCATCTACATAAGCTACCACTTTTAGGGTTCTAGCAGTCATGGCAACCGAAGCGTACTGCTCTAATCTGATCCTAGCGGTTTCTATAAGGTTAGTAATCAAAGTATCATCTTCGCTATAATCTACTCTTAAATAATCCTTTGCGGTCTGTAAGGTAACTATTGTTGCCGAAGGGGCTACTGTAGTCGTTACATCTCTTAGTATCTGCATTATGCTAATTTTTACAAAAATAACTAAAATTTAGTGTACTTCCATTTGAAGCCACCTGATGATGGAATCTTACCTAAAGCAGCAGAGCTTATGTTTTTTATACCTAAACATCTTTGAGCTTCAGACACATTTCTATATTCATCTATAAACATACCATTCATAGTATATTGGTAAACTACCCTTGATTTTCCGCTATTAAGACTTTGCTTAATTTTAGTAGCTTCTGTTCTAGGTTTGCGTATAATCTTTTTTAAGTTCTCTAATATTTTGACCATATGCTCTGGGCTCTTTTTATTCATTTTTGCCTTTTCAGACATCTTTCTTTTTGTTTCTTCAGAATGTTTTCTTCCTGTAAATAAACCCCTCAGCCTTAGTTTTTCTTTATCAGTTAATATTCTTTTTTGTCTTGATTCTGACATTTTAGATTTTGATTCTTGACTTATAAACCCAGACTTGTCTTTGGTTTCGGTTAATCTGCAATTAAGGCCATCCTTGCCTATCACATTATAAAAGTCTTGCCAATACCTTTCTCGTTCATTAAGGTTTTCTATTAAACACTCTTCAATAAATTCAATAGTATGTGCATCATATCCATACTTTTCTAATGAATTGTAAATCCTTACTTGATATGGCTTTGCACCATTCTTGTAATAATTTTTTCTTTTAGTAAAATTGGTTGTTTGACCAATGTAAATCTTGCCACTTGGGCTTGTGATTTTATATATACCTATCATAAAAAAAGGGAGTAGCTTTTGAACTACTCCCTCAAAGATATATAACTTATGTTATATTACCAAAGTCTAGGCAACATTTCCGAAGTCACCATAAATAAACGCACCTGCGTAATAGATAGGGAATGCAATACGAGCTTCAACTCTTACAGTAATCATGTTCTTTGTAAAGTTATCACCATCCATTTCAGAGAATTGAACAGAGATACCTTGAT